GCGTAAACGAGCAAGAGCAATCCGCATAAACTGGTCTTTCATTCCAATGTTCCTTGAATGGTGTACGAGTCCAAATCATTATGTAAGACGAAGAAGTCCTTGTAATCTTTCAGAGCCTCTTTCACCTTCTTGTATCCCTTGTTGATGAAAGAATCTGCAACATCAAAGACACCGATGTCCAATGACCCCTTGTCAATGGCTATGAATTTGAAGTTGTCCGTTGGTATGTTAAATAACTCTTTGTAGATGAAGGCTTGAATGTCGTAGCCGTATTTCTCGGCACTCCATTGAAAAGCGCGTACATCTTGCGTTGTTTTTAGGTCGGCTACGAACTTGTACTTGGCGTCGTAAATATCTGCTTTGGCGCGAAAGGCGAAGCCCTCAAGCATTGCTATCTCGGGGACTTCAAACTCTGCACCGCCACACATACTTAAAACATATTCGTTCCGAAGGGCTGCATCCACGATTCGCATATTCTCATCGTGTTCCTTTGCCGTAAGAACAATCTTGTTGCTCTTGGCTTTGGCTTCCTTGAATACTTTGGCGGTTTTTCCTTGAACATCTACAATCTCAAAGCGTTCATCAAATAGGTGTGGCTCAAGAATCATCGTATGAATGAATTGACCGATTTGAAGGGCGGAGGAGTTTTGCTCTTGCCCATACTGCATAATGAACTTGTAGTGCTTTGGGCTTTTGGTTAGCAATTTGATATTACTGGAGGACATTGCATTCTTGCCCAAATATCCGTAGTAGAAGGAGTCATCTCTCATCTTTTCAATGAGGACTTGCTTTTCAAAAGTATCTCCGTTTAAAAGGGTAATCATTTTATTTTGTTTAAGATATATTCTTTGTATTGCTCGCAGTACGCTTTGGCGAAGTCATAGAAGTCCTCGTGTAGCGGAATTGTCAAGATAAGGTTGTCGGTTTCGGGGCATACGGCCTCAAACTCTGCAACCATCTCTCCGTTTTGTGGGGTGTGGCTCCAAGAAACGGGTTGAATCATTTCAATGTGGAAGTACTTTTGCTCAATCATAATTCGTGGTAATCTTCATAGTTACACTCAAGGCAGATGCCGTTGTAGTCAAGAACCGTGTAGCAATATTCACAACGCTCGGGTTCTCCATAGGGGTCGGGTGCGCCAAACTCACTGCACATCGCTAAGAAGATTGTCTACGCTTACTTGCTCAAGCGACCACTCATAGAGGGCGTTGTAGGCTGCATCGTAGATGCTTTTGATTGGGAATGTCGCACCTTCAAACTGGGTGTAGTTCAGTTCTTGTACTATCTCAAAGCAATCCGAGTTGTAAATAACTGCATCGCTAATCATATTGAAGACCAAGTCCCAACATTCTTCTTCGTTGGTCAAATGACCATCTTTCAGTTGACGGGCGATTTCTTCATCGCACTCGCGAACCCAAGTCCATTTATTGAAACTCATTGCAACAAGGAATTAAGAAGTGAAACGATGGCGAATGGTGTTAGGAACAACACCGTAATCATTGCGAAGCCAAAGGCGTAGGCCTTATAATCTTCAAGCGAGGTTGGTTTTTTCATCTTTTGAATGAGTTAGTTGGTTAATTACAAGACAATGTTAAAAAAAATAATTGGTAACAAAAAAAATGCGACCCTTTTTTTGAGTCGCAAATTCTTCTTTTTCAGTCAAGTACTTTATTTATCCCTCCATTGGGCATAGCATACGGCAAGGCGTTGCTCTTGGTCGGGGAATTCGGAGGCAAGTTCACTCATACAACGGCTGATGAACTCTTGTTGGCTTTCGCCACTTGGAATGGGTAGGGGCATTACTTTATTTTTTTTCCGTTATTGATATTTAAGTAACCGACCTTTTTGGAAATCTTCTCGTTGTTGGAGAAGTCCGTAGTGCGGGGCATCTCCCTTTCTTCCCATCGTATCTCTTGGTCATCCAAGTAGAAGGCCCATATACCAATGGGTGTTGAATTTATATACACGGGCCGCGTTCCGAACTTGATGGCCCGTTGCATAAGCGCATCATATTTCGCCCATTCAATCAAAAGGTCATCGTAGTGGCTGCGCCGACATTTGAGTTCAATATCCATCTTGTATGTTTCCGAATAGCAATCATACTTGGAGAACTTATACTCCGACATCTTGAGGTCGCGGAGCATTGTTTTTACAAACTCAAATAGTTGGCGTTCCGTCATAAGTATTGTACACCTTCCTCAACTCGTCTATCCTTCCCTTGAGGCACGAGCCGCAATTCGTAGGTTCTACGCGCGTATTAAAGATTCTATTATAGATTGTATTTATTTCTTTTTGTTCGGCGGTTCTGATGACGTTCTTGGACAACAAGTCCCCAAGCGTTTCATACTCCTCCTTCGTCAAGCATTCGGGTTTGCGGTAACGGAAGATGGCGTTTAGTTTTTGTTTACGCGCATCGCATCCGCAGTCAATACCCGTTTGGTCGGAGAACCAATCTACCGCCGCCTTGATGCCCGTAGCGGTGGTTATCTGCTCAATAGTATCGCCTAACCCTTCAGCCTTTTTGCGCGGCCTTCCACGCTTCGTAGGCTTCTTTGCGATTGGTTTGGATTCTTTTTCTTCCATTGTCTAATGTATTCCAAATTGAACGTTCGCTGATTTTTGTTTCTTCGCTTATCTTCTTGATTGTCATATCCGTATTGTGGTACAACTTGAATAGTTTGGTATCGTACCAATGCCACGATTCTACCTCCTCCCACAATTCGTTCAATAGGTTGTTGTGGGTTGTTTCCATCTCATAGTTCGGCTCATCGTGTGAGTCATCTACATCAGCCATATCAATGGATTCAAACTTGACTCCCTTTTGGCTTGTGATAAACAAGTTCCTTAAAACAACAAAGACGAAGTAAGTATTCACCTCGTCCTCGTTATACATAATCCGTTCGGGATTATCCACATATTTGTACATCCGTATGTACATATCTTGAACCAAATCTTGAGCCGCGTCGCGGTCTGCTCCGAATGACATCGCCATCCGAATCCACTCGTCATTGCGCTTGGCTAATAGTTCAAGTATCACCAAATTGCTTGTACAATAAATACGCCAATGGCGATTTGAAATTCATAGCGGTAACCAATATCCTCATATCCATCTCCCCCCCAATCAAGGTAGTTGAGTCCAAACATTACTCCTACGAGGGGGGAGATGCGAAATGTCATAATAGTTCCTTTAGTTTAAAAAACTTGTCCTTGTAAATATATAACTCTTTTACCTTTTCTTGTTCAAGGCGTAATTCGTTTCTTAAATTCTTGATTATGCGGACGAGGTCCGAATGGGTCATCGTAGGCAAATCCTCCCGTTTGAAAAGGCTCTCCCGCAAATCAACGGCGGCATTGTATAGTTCTTTGTAGTCCTTGTAGTTTATTAGCGTAGGGTGGTTTTTGCCGTAATGAACCACTGATGCGTGGTCGCGGCCAAGTACCTTACCCATTATTGAAGGACCCGCTACGGAGCGAAAGGCCATAGCAAAAGCGGAACGTGCATACACCAATTCACGCTTTCGTGAGTTGTCATCTTTTATTTCGTTGTGGCGAAAGAATATCTCCTTTGCAGCAATCAGTTCACTTATTTCCATTGTCCTCGTATGTATGTTACTTCGTCAATTTGGTTGTTGATGTACTTGTCGTTCACTTCTTTGAGCGACATCTCCCACGCACCCCGTTGACTTTTTAGGGTGAGCATTGTTTTTTGCTTGAAGGATTCGCACGGATTCTTGCAAGTACATCCTTTGCAATAGTAGGTGAGGCGTTCCGTGATTTCAAAGACCTCTCCTTTGGCGGAGCGTAGGTGGTCATTGGGTTGGAAGTTCTTAAAGGTTCTCGGCTGCATTGTCAAGGGAATTTTGTAGTTTGTCAATGGTTTGCTTCATCTCTTGGTTCTCAAGTTTTAGTTTAGCGTTCTCCAATCGGGCTTCACTCAAGAAGCGATTGACGCTGCGTTCGTAATCTATAAAGTAGTTCATCACCCTATCCACCTCCACAAGGTCAATAATCTTGTTGATTATATCGTTCTGCTCTTGGGTTGTTTCTGCGTAGTGAGCGCAGTCGTTAAGCCAAATGAGGATGGCCCCAAGAAGCATCTGCTTTTCTCTGATGTGGAGTTCGTTGAATGTGGGGTCAGAAGGGAACATCCTCTTTCGGTTTTGGTTGTTCGGCTAAAATAAAGTTTTTATATCCCATTATGTACCCGATGTTATATTTCATTGATTCAATACGAATCGGGTGGTCAAGAGGCGTGGGCCTTCCGCCCGTCTCCAACTCCTTCACCTTGCGAATGTGAATGTCGGTATAAATCCAATCAATCTCGTGTTGGGTGTAGCGGTGTATGACGATGAACTCATCAGCCCTATTGACAAATTTGCCGCCACCTTCCACATCACTCGCCATCGGCGGGATGGGGTGGCCCTCATAGCGGTGGCCCTTGTAGTGGACTTTGCGTAGGGCTTCCGTTGCGGGGTGAGTATTGACGATGACGGTTGCATCAAACTTCTTGCAGAAGACGCGAATGTTGCTTGTGGCTTCGTAGTGGTAGTCGTGGGTGGAAACCTTGCCCATCTTCTTTTGGTTGATGGTCAATGAATTGTACGGGTCAATCAATACGCCGTCAAACTTGAACTCCTCGTATATCTCGCCCATCGTATCAAGCAAACCAAACACATCAAACAACTGCTCGTTGTCAATGAATTGGAAGTGGGCTTGAACATAGTCATACTTACGGGCAAATTGAATATCATCAATGTATTGTATCTGCCGTCCGCAAAGGAACTCAATTAACTTGCGCTGAATGCTCCGCACATCATTCTCGGAGGAATATACCAACCACTTCGTTCCGTTGTTCAGCGTATGCAAAAGCATCATATAGAGCATCGTATGGGTCTTGCCCACATTGGCGTGGCCCGTAACGACTATGAAGTTGCCGCGCTTGAAGCGTAGGTAATCATCAATCTCCGTATGACCAAACTTGGAGGCTTCGGGTATCTTGCCCTTTCGTGCCTTTTGGAGATAGTCAAATATATCTCCGCTTTTGATAAGTGATGGATGTGTTAGCATTGAGCAATGTTAAAAAAAAACCCCCACCGAAGTGGGGATTATTTTTATTTATTTTCAGAAGGGGGATTCTTCAAAGTGTTGAGCGTAGGAGGTTGCTTGCTCGGTTGCTTCACCAAGTACGATTGGCGTGAACTCGGACACAAACTTTGCGATGTCCTTCAGTTCAATGACTCCCGCACCTACGAGGTCAACTGCACCCTTGAACACAACGCTACGCGCAATCTGCTCGTCCTTGCTGCCGCTGCTTTGCTTGGAGGCATAGGAAGGGGCAGAAGCCGTTGGTTGGAAGTCGCGTTGAATCTTAACGCCACCGCGTTCGTTCTTGGTGTATTGCACATCATCGCCCACTTTATAGGCGGGGCTTGTTGACTTGGCGAGAACGCTTCCGCCATCATTGTTGTCAAATTGTACTTCGAGGATATGGAACTCTTTCCACATACGACCCGTGTCTTGGAGGCTTACGATTTTAGGCATTATAAATTGGGGTTTTAGTTACATAGAGATAGGTGGAGATGTTTGCTTTCTTGTTGGCTTCGTAGAGTTCTACCTCAAGGCGAACGATACGCTCCTCAAGCCATTGGATATATTCCTTCTTGCTCATTTGAACAACTTGTTAAATATGAAATCTTGCGTTGCTAACTCGGCACGAAGGACGGGATTGCTTACTGCCTCAAGGGCATCAATGCGTTTTTGCATTGCTTCAATACGAGCCTCTTGCATCGCAATGATGGACTCGTAGGATTGGGGAGAGAGGTTGTAGTTCATTGTGTGTTGATATTTAAGAACACAACAATGTTAAAAAAAATTATTTACTCAACCAAAAGTCCCGTAAAATAAAGTTGTGAGGTGTTTTTGGGAAGTTGATTATTGTAAATAATTGTCAACTTCGGGAAGTACTTCTTGGTATCGTCTGCTATGCCGCCCCATTCCTTAAAGGCATCCATACCAAACTTGACGGCCATTATGCAGTTATCTATATCGTAACCAAGATTGGTTTCCAATCGGACGGTTACTTGCGCTAATTGAATCTTATCGTATTGGTTGAGTTGTTCAAGTATCTCGGCCTTGAACTTGTCTTTGGCCTTCTTGCGCATTATCCAATGTTTGGAAGCGTAAAAGGCGTTGAGTGAGGGAACCTTCCCTACTTCAACTTTGATGACCGCATCGTTCGGCAAAATGAGGGTCAAGTTCGTGGATTTTAGCGAGGATGACTTTTTCTTGCTGAAGGGCTTGTCGGCGGCTTTCATAGTTCGGTTCGCAGTTGGCGAACAACATCGCCGCTTCCTTCAACAAGTTGTCAATCTTGCGCCTTGTCGCTTTGTTTGTATAGTAATGCCATTCCATCGGATTTGGGGTTTGCTGATGCATTGTGAAATTCAAAGTATTCAAAGTGGTTAGCGGACTTGTGCGTTTGGTGTTCCAATTCCCTTTGCAGATGAGCGATGGCTTTCTTGATGTCTTGACTCATTGGGTTGTTGGGCTTCTTACCCGCCCGAAGGAGGTAGGTGATGGCCGTACCCAAGTTGTAGTTGTCCTCTTGGAAGTCAAGGACTACATCAAAAGCCTCAATCTGCTTGTATTTACCTATGTAATACTTTGGAGTCTTCTTGCTCATTGTTTGCAAAGTTAGGGTTTTCATCCCAATAAATAAAGTGCCAACCTTGATGCTCATTCATAGCCGTGATAGCGTTTTAATTTTTGTCGCGTTCTCTCTTGGTATTCGTCCAATGGGTAATCCATAAAACCAAAATGCGAAAGGAATGGGTTTTGATAGTCATCGGGGATTTCCCCGTTCTCAATCTTCGCCCAATGCTTTCGCTTGTCTGCTTTAGTCATAGTTACTTAATTACTATAACTAATGTAATAACTAATTATATTACTTTATTAAGTATAGTTCTAATTATAATTAACAATAGTAATATAGTTATTGTCCAACCAAGCAACCACTCCCAAGTCATCTTGGGCTTGTCCTTCTTTGCTTGAACCACCTTGACTTGAGTAACGGTGATTGTATCGCTTGGGCAGTCAGCCTCTATCTTGACATAGTTGTCCCGATATTCAATCTTTACCTTGACGCGGTCTTGATATATCACCGTGTCTTTGTAGAGCATTAGGGTGTCTACCAACTTTCGCTCTTTGGTTACAATTACGGTATCCTTGACAACTACACTCTCTTGGAGTGTTTTCGCACCACCGCATCCACTAACTACCGCAAGAATCGCAAGTAGGGTCATCAATGCTGCAAAGCGGATTGACGGGTACTTCTTCCAAGTCGTTGAGCCATTCATCAAAAGGGGAGGTATTTTGTTCGTCCATTTACTTTTACTGCTTTAAGGATTTGTTTGCGATGTCGCGGTGAATATGAAATGTGAACCCAAGCGGGAGCATCATCCGTGCCAAACTCCCAAATGAGTTGGTCAAAGTCGGTATTATCCTTCAGCCAATTAAAGAGAACATCGTTACCACCCTTGAACTTGAGGTCCGCTGCTTGAGCCAAACAATGTTGTGAGGTCTTTGAACCCCCAATCTTGACATTGACTTCGGGACTGCGGTAGGCACTTGTTACTTGGATAGGCCCTAAAGCATCTCTCGCGGGTTGTAAGACATTATCTACCAACGCTTGGAGGTTGCTATACAAATGTTCGGGAAGTGCGTTTAAAAGGCCCGTATTGGTTTTGGTCAATTCAGCAAGGCTGAAGTTCTTGGAAACCATTATCATCTCCCTTGCCCTTTGTATTGCTTCTTGTAGTTTTTACTTGCCTTGTTAGCACTCTCTTGTTTGGAGTGTTTACCTCGCTTCTTGCTCTTGCTCACATACGAGGAAACGGATTGACCTTTAGCCATTACTTACGGGCGAACTTATCCAAAGAGGTGAAACCAAAGCAACCAAGAGTCAAAACCAAAACGGCATTTACCAACCCATCAGAAGGGCCGATAGTTGTAGGGCTGAAAGAATTAACAACAAGCATCACCAAAAGAACCAATGCCCCCAAGATGCCAATGAAACGCTTTGAACTTACGGCATCGCCTTCGCTCAATAGGTTTTTAATCCAAGTCATTTCAGTTGGTTTTTACGAATCTTAATCTCAAGGTATGTCTTGTAGATGAGAAAGGCAGACAAGACAATAGCAAACACCGAAGCCATCCCCGACAACAAAGGGTTGATGTC